TACTCGGACATGGGCATGTTGACGTAGGACGAGGCGGGTGTCTCCTCAAACAATTTGGCGTAGCTCCGGGCTTCACCAGTAAGCCGCTTCATGAAATCGTCGTGGCCTTCTTCGGCAGGGAGCGGGGCCGACAGGTTTTGCTGGACCAGACGATCTAACTCGCGGTCACCAACTCTCTTCTGGAAGGACGCGTCTCCCGCCTTGGCCCGGTTGGGTGCTGCGGAGACCGTGGTCCTAGGTCCGGGGACCGAGGCCCTAGAGGCGGGCTTGGGATTGGACCCGCCGCTGTCGGGGCGGCTGGGGGCGGACTTGGACTTTGTGCCCGTGCTGCCGCCGTCGGCAAACTTCTTTACGCTGTTTCCGCCGCCATTGCACATAAGACAAGCTCCATAGTTTGCGGCAGGATAACGCAAAAGGACGGAGCGCTCAATGACAAAGGCCTCCCGCTTTTATGCGAGAGGCCCTTGCGGTCTCATGCCTTTGGGCAGAGGCCTACAGACACGACAGCGGGGAGGAGACGCCTCGTGTTTGTCTATACTACCACAGAAATCTTAAACGGGAACACCCTCGACGTTGGGCCGGGTCTCGCCATTGGCAGAAACCCCCACTACCAAAACGACGGCGTCCTGCGGGATGACCTGTGGCTCTTGGTCTGGGTAAGCGATGTCAAAGTCTTCCAGAAGCTCGTTGTTCGACACCATAAAGATCCCGACGTCCTCTTTGTACATCAGCCAATCCTCCGGATAGATGTTCATGACGTCGTCATCCTCGCCAAGGAGCAAGCACGTAGACTCGGGGATCGCGTACAACTCGCCATCCATCAAGGCATTGACAAGCCATCTCGGCAACCGCTCGCCGGGGTCAAGCTCGAACTGGACGTCGTACTCGCCGTTGTCGTCGTAATGGATACCCTTGAACTGGATACCCTCGTAGGTCATTATCTTTGGGCAGAATTTGGTCATAGCTCACATCCCTATAAGCAGTTTGTACAGATCCAAAGCGTCGCGCTCTTCCCGCAGTTCGTCAGCATCGCGCTGCCGCTCGCGGACCAGACGCTTCAACGCCCTTATGTTATAGCCCTTAGACTTTGCCACAACATATATGTCAGTTTCATCCTTAGATGCGTCAGCCTTTACGGCCTGTGCAGATTCTATCCGCTCCAGCATCTCTTTCAACTCTCTCGCAGCCGTATCGTTAGCTCGCTTGTTGTGGTCAGCGAAATCCGGGTCTTCCTTGTACTTCAACGCCATGTGGTCCTCCGTTTGATTTGCTCTTGATACTTGTTGAAATGAAACAAGTCAAACGAAATTGTACCTGTATTTTTTGGGTTGTGGATTTCTTGTTTTTGTTTTGGGGGAGATGGGTGGGTGGGCCTCGGCCAATGGAACTGGGAACGATTAAATCTGGTAAACCAGTAATATACCGCACCCGCAGCGCTTGGCCCCCAAAAAGGGGGGTCCCCCCTTCGACGCATTGAGCGTCTCGGTGGGACTTTGGTCCAAGTTACCCCTAGCGTAGCTCATAGGCTACATGGTCAGCGTAGCGATAGCCTATGCCATAGCGTTGCACGTAGGCGCTTAGGTAACCTAGGTCATACGTGTGGTATTCGTGGTAAATAAACGACACACCGTTGTTCATGGGCACCAAGGTAACACACGTCTGGGCGATGCCCTCGTTCCTCGGGCCCGTGCTCTACTCGTCGGCTCCTTCGTCGCCTCCTCACCAAGCCCCTCGTACCTCGGGTCTTGGCCCATTCGGGTAACGATCCCTATCGCGGGCTCTATGATCAAGCGTTGCACAGACTGCCTCGACGTGCGTGTGAAGGATAACCCCGCTGAAGGGCGGGATTATCTGCTCCACACACACGTCACTGGGCCTCGTGTCATACGGCGACTCGACAGGCTCGTCGCGGCCCTCGGCTTCGCGTGTCGGGAAGTAGACGTCTCGCGGAGCTCGGACGCTCAGATCCTATAACCCCCTGCGGTGCTGCGCTTCGCTTGCTGCAGGGAGGTTATGATCTGAGCTGCGTTGGTCACTACACACATATGATCCCCCGTGGGCAGGTTCTCTCCTAGCGGCCTCTAACTTCATGCATCGTCAAGGACTGCGCCTCGGCCATCGATTCTTATTCCATTGTTGCGTAAGCCGCTGTTAACCGCCCCGCGAAGAGCGGTTCGGGCGGCTATAAGCGCAATTGCAAGAATAGACAGTCTCGGCTTGCCAGCGGGCTGGCGGCTTCGCCGTCCTTGACCATTCCCTCGGCTAAGAAGCCTCGGTGCGATGAAGTTTTTCGGAAACCCGGAGTCACTGCACGGGATTCATCTGTGCGGTGTAACACTCAACAAAGGAAGAACGACATGACACTCTACAGCAAATGGGACTTGGACGTCACGATGGTCGAGATCAAGCAGGAGCTCAAGGATCGGGACCTGATCGATCCGGAGGTCTCGTGGCGGATCTCCACCAACGATTGGAGCCCAGTAAGCTTGGACCTCCAGTATAAGGTTCGTGACGACAGCCTCCACACCTACAAGTACTTCCGTGGGCAGACCGTCGGGGACATAGACAACATGGTCATCGAGGCCCGCGAGTACATAAAGTCCCTCAAGTCCCGCTCGGAGCTTGACCATGACGAGTTCATGCTGATGCTTGGTCGCGTCATGGATCGGGCCAAGGACCTCGGCATGGACGAGGACTTCATAAACCCGCTGACGGCGATGATGAAGAAGCTCGCAAGCAACGCCATCACGTCGCAACTCTAACTGCAATCGGGGAGGCCGACAGGTCTCCCCACCCACAACAAAGGAACCACACGATGAAAACATTCACGATGCACAGCGACCCCGGCCACGGATGGCTAGAGGTCTCGATACAGGAGGCGCGACAGGCGCTGCTTGACACCTCCGACTTCAGCCAGTTCAGCTTCATGCGGGGCGAGAAGCTCTACCTTGAAGAGGACTGCGACGCGACGCTCTTCATTCGATGCTGGGAGCACCACGTCGGCCCTGTCACGATTACTGAGAAGTACTCGCACTACGACCACTGGATACGAGCTCTGACACGTATCAAGGTAGACATCTTCATCGACGACGAGATACTATTCTGATAAAACTTCGGGGGCTGAAAGGCCCTCGATCCAACCCACAGGAGACAACAATGACAACGTACATCGACGGACCAAACCTCGTCATAACCGCCATCTTCCTCAAAGCGCACCTCAAGATGCTAGACGCTGGAATGAAGAACAGCCAGTGCAGCGGCCTCACCATCCTGAAGAAGGCCTCCGCCATAACTGGTAAGCCGTACAAGAGAGCGCAGTACAAAGCTGCACTCGACGACCTCATCAACTTCATCAAGGACACCGCAAAATGAGCAACCCTTTCTCCAAATCCCGCAAGACTGACATGCCGTATGCCATCTACCAAGCTCCCGAAGGATGGGAGTGGCGCGTCCTGAAGACGTACAAGACCCCAGCCAACGAGGCCAAGGATAAATACGCTCGGTGGATGGTCGCAGCCAAGTCGCCCCACACCTACGGGGAGTTCGAGATGGGAGACACCTACGCCGTCGACATCTTGACCTATGGACGCCTTGTCGCAGCAACTCCCGAATGGATCGAGGCCCACGGTAAGAAGGGCCTCACGATCAACCTCACGATACTCAACTGACAGCAAACGGGGTGGCTTCGGTCACCCCACCAACAAACGGAGACAACAATGCGAGTTCAGCTCACCATCAACATCGACAGCAGTAACGACTCCTTCCAAGACGGAAACGAGGCGATCCAACTTGAGAAGATCCTACGGGACATCATCTGGTCGCTTGCCCTCGGCGGCGGCACAGGCTCCCTGTACGACGCCAATGGCAACCATGTCGGATCATCGAAACTTGAACTGTCGGAGGACGAAGAATGACAACGTATCACGCGACACTGAAGGGCGAAGACGGCAGCGACTTCGTCCGAGAGTTCAAGGCCCACAGCAAGGCCAAAGCTTGGGCTCGCGTCAAAGAGCTCTACCCCGACTTCCGCTGCATCCAACTCGAGAGCCAATCGCAACTCGAGAGGGGCAACGCACGGATCTACCGCTTTCACGTGATGGCGATGGACAACTATGAGGGGGACTACTGATGACCCGCATCATACGCACCGAAACCGAGATCTGGAACAATCGCCCCCACAGAATCAACGTGATGCGTTGCGACTGCGGCCAAGAAGTCTGGCTCTATAGCGTCTGGAGCACCGAATGCGACTGCGGCCTGTGCTACAATGGCTCAGGTCAGCAACTCGCACCACGGTCGCAGTGGGGCGAGGAGACAGGCGAGCGCTTCGACTAACACACTGGGCGGTCCGAGCAATCGGGCCGTCCATTCCCTTTGACAGAGGAAAGGACCTCGCTAGTCGCTCGGAAGCTGTTTGACGAAGAGGAAAGAAAGAAAGGAAAGGACCTCGCTAGTCGCTCGGAAGCTGTCTGATAGAAACGGACCGAGCAAAGCTCGGATTGGTTTTCTGATCCTCTTGCTTACGCACGAGGATCACGGCCCGAGGCCCAAGGGCCTCGGACAATGAAAAGCGGCGCGGGGCCGCAGGGCCGCAGAGCCCCAAACAAAAAACAAATAAAAGGCGGCGCGGGGCCGCAGGGCCGCGCATTTTTGTGCTTGTATATTCTAAACAAGGTGATAAGGTGTTGGGACTAACACAATAAACCGCGACCCTTGGACCTTGGACCTTGGGCGCTTCACAAAAAAGGGCGGACAAATGAAAATGCTACGTGGTGACAGGACGGGCGAAGCTGTTTTGAGCGGCATTCTTTACGAGGGGCCAAGCCTGATAGACGGGCAGGAAATTGTCGTTATCGCAACCTATAGCGATAAAAACCGCAAGACGGGCACAATGATGCAAACCTATATTCTGCGGGCGGATATCGACCCCCGTGACGCAAGCAAAACGGGCGCTGACGTGTCCATCTGCGGGGCTTGCCCGCATCGCGGGACCGCAACGGATGATCCCGCCCGCAAGCTTGCCAAGGGCCGGACCTGCTACGTTAACATCGGGCAGGGGGTGCTGATTGTTTGGAAAGCGTACAAGCGCGGACACTATAAGCCCGCAAGCGCTGCAGATATCGGGCGCGGGCGCTTGGTTAGGCTTGGAACATATGGGGACCCCGCCGCTGTACCGGATCAGGTTTGGGATGATCTACTGAGCCAAGCCGAAGGATGGACAGGGTATAGCCATGCATCGGGGTACCGCCCCGATATCGTCATGCAAAGCGCTGACAACGCCGCCGAAGCGCTGACCCATTGGGCAGCGGGCCGCAGAACTTTCCGCATTCTTAAGGATTTGGCGGAATTCATGCCAGATAAGGAAGTGCTTTGCCCTGCTAGCAAGGAAGCGGGAAAGCGTACCACGTGCGAAGCTTGCAAGCTTTGCTCCGGCCTTGCCACCAAGTCGCCTAAATCAGTCGCCATTGTCATGCACTAGTTTCAGTCTGCCAGCCCGCGCTTATCGCCTAGCGCGGGCCACCTTGCCCCTTGCCCTAAAAAGCAAGGGGCCTTTTCTGCATCGGGCGGCGGCTAGCGCTAGGTCGCAGGGCTGCGCGGGGCCGCAGAGCAAACCTCACTCATGTGACGCAGGGCATCGAGCCGAAGCAGCCGCAAAGCTTCGGTCATGCTGTCGACGGCGATTAGCGGTGGGACGCAGAGTAGGCCCTCAGAGGCCCGCAGAGCCGCCTCAGAGCCCCTAAAAATTCTGACCTTGGGGGAGGTGGTGCAACCGCAAAGCACGTATGAGACGCCCCCGCAGTGGGCTTGGCGGGAGTGCCACGCCGCCTGTGACGGACGCAGAAAAACGGCCTTGGTATCGTGCGCCTTAAGTTCAACCCAGATCGCCACCCCATCCCATAGCAAGTGGACATCGGGAATGCCCCCGCCATGCCTGTTTTCAATCCTCGTCGAGTGCGTCTTCGGGGGCAGAGATTTGCGCATATTTGCCCACACCCTTGCTTCGGGTCCCGCCATTGGTCACGTCCTCATATTCCGCATCGACAATGAAAGCTTGCGGGTACTTCTGTTGAAGTTCAAGCAAGCGGGCGCTGATCTGATCTCGCGTCATCTGATCGATGGTGTTGATGCTCTCGCGTCTATCGACAGTCAGACCGCCAAGCGCGGAGCGTATCTTCTCTGCGTTGATGGCAGCGGAAAACTGCTTTGCCTCTTCGGCCCCTCTCGACAGTTTATAGAGGCGCTCAAGCTGGCCTGTCAGGGTCACGCCGTAGATGCGTTCGCGCTCCTCGCGAAGCTGGGCGATGTACTTCGGTACGTGCGGGAAATCCTTGCCGGACAAAAGGTGTGTGGCAATGCTGCCCGCAGAGGACAGGGCATAGCCCGCCTGTCTCGCGCACTCAGAGGCAGACATCGTGCCCTCGATGTACAGTTCAGAAAACTTCTTCTGCCGAAGGGTCAGGGTTCTGCCAAACTCATCGAACAGGTCCTTCTCTGCGGCGCTCTGGAGAAACTGCTTAGGATCAACAGTCTTATCCCGCTTCACAACAGGGGCGGGCCCAGACTTTTTCTTGGGTTTTGGCGGGTCGTCAATCATACAGCACCTCTCTTGTGGTGTTTGCACAACCATATAGACGGGAGACAGCGTTGACAAGGCAAACGATTTCACGTAGTTATGGGGAGTTCGGGAAGAAAAAGACCACCATCAGACATCGCAGCGATTTACAAAACACCCCTTCGAGGGTGTAAAACGCATGTAAATTATTTACAGAAAGTGTAAATCCGACTTCCCTCTATAGGACTTTTTCCGTCAGAAAACACCTTTTGGACGAGCAGTTTTTCACCTCTAGGGCAGGCTGTGTAAATAATAGGGGTTTAAAAACCTCTTTGTAAATGAAGTGTAAATGACCTTTGTTTTGTGATTTCATACACTTACGAGAGAAAAAACCTTGGATTTACACTATTTACGATTTACACGACCATCTCGAAAAAAAAAAAACAAAAAAGTTAATGGGATTTTGCCTATATAGGGAGAACCAAGGTCCAAGAATCACCCTCAAAGCACCAAGGTCCAAGCCCCGATCTCCTCTGTCCAAGCCCCCACCCCCAAAATAATTCTTGCACCCCCCACCAACTTGTGTATATTGAACAAGTTACCAAACCCCACACCAACCTGAAAGGAAGACCCAGATGATCTCCCCAGAAATCCTGCAGCCCGTCTTTGACAGGGTTGCCACGCACTTCCTGTCCATGCCGAAGGCTTCTGCTTCGGAAGACGGGGTCATATGCCTCTACCGCGACCCAGACAACGGCAACCGCTGCTTCATTGGCGCGTTGATCCAAGACGAAGACTACAACCCCAAGATCGAGGGCCTATCGATCAGAAGCAGCCACGATGGCTATCGCCCCGTAGGTACACGCGCCACGCTTGAGGTCGCTATCGTGCGTGGCATGAACGCCTTGGGCATCGAGATCGACGATCTGACCGACGATCTGCGCCTCACCTTGGAAGAACTGCAGCGGATACATGACGGCTGGGGCGAGGGGAGTTATGGGCGCGAAGTCGTCAAGAGCCGCCTCGTCGGGTTTGCCGAAGCCCACAAGCTTTCAACCGCCGCCCTGACATCAGAGGTGGCGGCATGATCATCAAGCTTGTCTACAACCCTGCCTACGGCTTGCCGGAAGACACGCGCTGTCAGGTGCTGGCTGACTCCGAAAACCACGGCATCTACGCCGCCGCCAAGATGAACAACCTTGCGATGTCCACAGTCTACCGCTGGCGCAAGGAAATGCTCATGAAACCCGCAAAGGAAACCACAAATGGCTAACCTCTTATATCCCGTATACATCCAAAAGCTTGCCATCTACTCTGTCACGCTCAACCCAGAGATTGGGCTGCACGACGAGGTAACAAAGGACGTAGTCTGTGCCCTTTTGCAATGGGATGGCGATGAGGGCTACTCTAACGCCCTTGACCAAATCCATGCCGTGCAAGCTTGCGCCCGCATCTTGGGGCATGACGAGAAAAACATCGGCTTGGCTGCACTGATCAACGGAAAGTGGATCGCCATCGACGAAGCAAACCTCAAGTATGGGGTTTGATCATGACCACAAGCCTCAAACTCAACTTCCCGCGCTACGTAGATGAACTGGGCGTCTTCTCTGTCGATAACAACCTTGACGCCCACATGGGCGAACCCCTGAGCAAAGGCGCGAGAGTCCGCAAACTCATCTGGCATTGTGATGACGGCTACACCAAAGCGTGGGAGCAGTATCTGGCGGCACAGGCCGCAGCCGAAGTGCTGGGCGGGGGTATCGGCCTAGTCGCAAAAATCGACGGCGAATGGATCGCCTGTCATCACACCAACTTGTCAGAATAGGGACACCTGAAATGATCGCGATCACCAAAGAAGAGGCGCACGACATGCTCCGCATCATCGAGTCCAGCATCGCAATGGACCAGTTTGCCGAACTCGATCTCAAGGACATCGACCAGCTAGAGCGCTTCCTTGCCCGCGCCAAGCTGCATCAAACCCTGACAAACACACTGTATCAGCAATCGAGAGGAGCGGAAGCATGACCACGAAACCATGCCCAGAATGCGAGGGCCAAGGTCAAAGGGAATTCGAGCGGGTCTGTAGGGCCTCTGCATCAAACCCCTACGGCGACATCGAAGGCTACATGGCGGAGTGCGACAACTGCCATGGGTCTGGCGAGATCGAGGATGACGAATACGACGAAGAGGATGACACAAATGACTGATGCAACACTCACCCCAGAAGTCTATGGTGACTTCGGCCTATACCTCAGAAAGGACGCGCCCGTGAAGGAAGTAACGCACATGCAAATGGCTGGCGAGCAAGCTTTCCCGAAGGTCGAAGACGACATGAAGCGCTGCTTCGAGACGTGGAAACAGGCCGACATCTCCCCCAGCCTAGCCTTGTGGGCGCTGACGGCCTTCATCGCTGAGTCGGTAAACCATGCGCTCAACGACCGCACCAAGGCGCTTGAGTTCATGGTTGCTGCAGCCGCCTCTGTTCTGATCGATGCGCCGACGAGCGTTAAGGTCACGGAAAAGGACGAAGAATAAAATGCTGACGAACTTGAACTACGACCCAGAGAACGTCCGAACAGGCAGGGCATACATCGCGTCCATCGCGGCGTCTGGCGTTGCCTTCGGCTTTCTGGTGGTGGACGTAGGCGAAGCGCCGCAGTCGGTCGCCATTGCGCCGAAGCTGTCGCAACTAAACGACATCCGCATCGGCGACACCTTCGAGTTAGGCTACGTCGAGAACTTCGAGGAACACGCCAGTAGGGTTCCGTGGCGGGCCGTTGCCATCTACGGCAAGATCGAAAGGCCAAGGTCCAAGGACCAAGTGCCAAGTACCACGAGCACAACGAACAGCCGCAGGACTATCGAGGATCAGATTTGGGCCTTCATCGAAGACGGCGAGGTCTGGAATGCGTCTGAGCTGTACTATGAAATCTTCGACGAGACCTACACCCACGCCAAGGCATCGGACGAGGAGCGCTGGCGGTACGAGGCTATCGTTCGCAGTCTCCATGGTCTGCATGACGTAGGCTTCATCGCCTGTGCCAAGGTCTGGTCCGCTGGCGGAAACAGCGCCGCCGCAGTCTACTACGCCAAGACAGCCCGCATCCTAGGTCTGGCGCTCATGGGGGACTTGGATGGGACGTATACGGGAGCAGAGCCATGAGCACCCGACATGACGTAAGCCGCCGCCCCGAAGGGCTGTTTAGCGCGGCTATGGCTGAAGCCCAAGCTGGCGACGAGGTCGTATATCACGTTGGGCAATACGCTGGCGGGCCGCACAAGAAAGAAGCCGCTGCGGCACACGAAGCAGGGAACTGCCTACTCTACCAGCGCAAGCTTGGTGGCGGTCGGTTCGAGTACATCGCAAAGAAGAAGGGGAAGACAAAATGAAAAAGAGGCTGAGTAAACTGCGTGGCAAGACACGCGCCGAAATGATCGCGTTGGCTACACCCGACAGAGGGTCGCGGACGCACTGGCGGCATACAAGGAGAAGAACAATGAAGAACATCGTTAATACCTTAATCCTATCATTTGCCTTTTTTGTTCCTGCAGTTGCTTCTGCAGAATTGGTCAAATGCACAGGGGAATATGCTTTATGTGCAGCAAGCACCTGTACCCCCACAGGCAAGACCATCAC